GGGGCAATCACTGTAGAAGCTACTTACGACACCCGTCCTAACTTCCGAATCACCGTAGACAACACAACCTTTAACACGGGTGGCGCTGTTACCGATACATTAACCATCGACCAATCCGGTACGCTGTTTAATGTTGACGGCACCGGGGACATTGTTGTCAATATGCCAGCACTGGCTACTGCCAATGTAGGAACTACTTACGAGTTCTTGGTAACGACAGCAGTGGGTAGCGGCAAGACGGTTATCTTTGTCCTGCCGGGATCTGCGGTTTCTAATTTCTACGGCGCAATTTCGCTGATGGGTGGCACTGCTGCTAACCAAGCAACTGATGTCGCTGGGGATACCCTGACTCTGGTTAACTCTACAATTATTAATTCCAGGGTTACTTTGACTTGTGTTGCAGATGATGCAACCAACTCAACCTGGAAGGCGGAAGTACTTTCTTCCCCGATATCAACAATTGCTTAATAGGGGGCAGACATGGCGCTTAAAGGTTCAGGTAGTGATGTAACATCCAGCTTTATAACTGCTGCTGCCGCAGATCCTAATGGTATTAGTACTGCTGCCACTATTGGTAGTGCTACTAATCTAACCATTAACGGTGCATTGGCTGATGGGGGGTCCGTCACGATGGATTCTCCCAGAAATGTAACTATATTATCCGCAGCCGATGACTCAGGTATTACGTTTACTGTTACTGGAACAGATGAGTCTAATGTTGCTCAGACTGAAGTTATCACAGGCGTTGATGATGCTACTGCCACTGGCAGCAGTTTTTTCAAGACTGTCACTCAGATAGCAACTTCAGCAGCTTCTACAGGTAATGTTAGTGCAGGGTCTGGTACTAGTTGCTCTGGAGTTATTTCCGCTGCTCGTTGCCGCTTACGTGGGATTTATGTGGTCAATGGTACTGGTGCGGCGACTATAGTGTTTAGGGAAGGTTCTGGTACAGGCACGGTACGGATGCAATTCGCTACCGTAGCAGGAGTTACTACTAACTCTTATCCTGATGTTCCTAGTGACGGTCTTCTTTTCAAAGCTGGAGGATTTGTGACGTTTACTGCTGTTACTGATCTAACGGCAATGACTACGTTCTTCTCATAAGGAACTAGGAAATGGCTACATCAGGTAGTAGAGATTTTGAGCCAGATGTTGCGGAATATATTGAGGAAGCATTTGAACGATGCGGCTTAGAATTTCGCACAGGTTATGACGGGGTTACCGCTAGGCGATCCCTTAATCTTTTGTTTGCTGATTGGGCAAACAGAGGACTTAACCAGTGGACGGTTACAAATACATCAACTCCATTAACTGAGGATGATGAATATATTGATTTGACTGTTTCGACGATTGATGTTCTTGATGTTGTTATTAGAAGAACTGACGGCAGCACAACTACAGACATATCAATGGATCAAGTAGGCAGATCTGAATACTGGAATATTCCAAACAAATCTACCAAAGCCCGTCCTACACAATGGTTTTTAGATAAGCAAGTTACCCCCAGATTATATATTTGGCCTGCTGCAGAAAACAGTACGGACCAGTTAATCATTAATAGACTCGTAAGAATTGAAGACGCAGACGCAAGTGTCAATACAGTAGATATGCCCTTTAGATTTTACCCATGTCTTGCTGCAGGATTGGCCTATTACATTGGACTGAAAAGATCTCCTGACAGGATTCAAGTGCTCAAAGGTATTTACGAAGAAGAGTTTAAAAGAGCATCAGATCAAGACGAAAGTAGAGCTTCTTTTAGAGTATCCCCTGGCATTGCATCTTCTAGGAGAGCCTGATGGCTTATGCACCTGGTAAATATGCAATTGCCATATGCGACAGATGTGGCTTTGAAGAAAAATATTCTCAATTAATAAAAGAATGGACCGGCTTTATGGTCTGTACTGAATGCTATGAGCCAAAAAGTCCACAGTTAATCCCCCCTAGACATATTGCAGATCCTGAAGCTTTAAAAAATCCTCGCCCTCAGACAGGCTTAGAAGAGCAAAGAGACATTCAGTGGGGCTTTAACCCGGTTGGGTTTATGGGTGACGAAGCTTTAACACCAAACCCTCTGCGTGGTAATGGAGAGGTTGGTCAGGTTGAGGTAACAGTGACATGAGTTTTACATATGCAACTTTAAAAACAGCGGTAGAAAATTACTGTGAAACAGCAGAAACCACTTTTGTTGCTACGCTTCCAACTTTCATACAAGAAGCAGAAGAAAGAATACTTAAGAATGTAGAACTTCCAGTATTTAGAAGCAATGTTATCGGGACAGCAACAGCAGATAGTCCTTATCTGTCTACTCCCACTGATTTTTTATCACCCTATAGCCTAGCTGTAATTGCGAGTAATGTTTATACATATCTTCGGTTTAAGCACGTTTCTTTCATTAGAGATTACACTCCTAATGCGTCAACAACGGGCCTTCCTAAGTATTATGCCTTATTTGACGATACTACATTTTTATTGGCTCCTACTCCCGATAATCCAAGTGCAGGTGTAAACTATACTTTTGAGCTTCATTATAAGTATAGACCTGATTCTTTAACTGCAGGAGATGAAGGAGGGACCACATGGCTTGCAAATAATGCACCGGATGCTTTACTTTATGGAACACTGGTAGAAGCTGCTACATTTTTAAAAGTTCCAGAAGAAGCAGGGCAGTATGAACAAAGATTCCAAATGGCCCTAGAAGGACTAAGAAAGTTAGGAGAAAATTATGGGTCTAAAGATGAATATAGATATGATATTTCGAGGGGTTAATCTTGTTTAGTGTAGAAGTCTCAGCAACACCAGGCTCAGTAAATGTTCAAACCACAAGTGATCGTGGGATGAATTCAGAAGAGATTGCTTTAAATGCTGTAGAGAAGATAATCAGTATTAGCGATACGGCAGATCCTGTCATTAAAGCTCAAGCAGAAGCTTTCAAGGAAAAAATGTATTGGGTTATTGTTGCCGCTTGCGATCAATCAATAAAGAGCGACAGAACAACTTTGTATAATATTTTTAAATCAAACGGCCATGATAATGTGGCTGAAATATTGAGGACCGTATAATGTCTATTACACAAGCAATGTGTACTTCTTTTAAGCAAGAAATTTTGCAAGGAATTCATAATTTTACAAGTGGTTCTGGCGGCGGAACAACGACTACAACGGGGTCTGGCAATGCTTTTAAGATTGCATTGTATACTTCTAGCGCAACAATGAGTGCTTCGACTACCGCTTATAGTACAACTAATGAAATTTCTGGTACTGGCTATACAGCCGGGGGTGCAGCTTTAACTAATGTAACACCTACTACATCCAGCACTACAGCACTTACAGACTTTGGAAACGCAACGTGGACTAGCTCTACAATAACTGCAAGAGGAGCCTTAATTTATAACTCCTCTGCTGCTGCCGGATCGACAAATAGAGGCGTAATTGTTTTAGATTTTGGGGCTGATAAGGCATCTACAAGTGGAGATTTTGTTATCTCATTTCCTACTGCTAGTTCGAGTGCTGCAATAATTAGAATTGCGTAGGATTAGCATGTGGCTGACATCATTGTTGCATTTGAGGGATGGAATAGCTCAACCCACGGTTGGGGGGAGAGCACTTGGGGCGGAGATGTTAATGTTCCAGGAGCAACTGCTGCGGTTGGCTCGGTTACGATTTCGGCAGATGCGAATGTCTCGCCTACCGGCGTTTCTGCGACAGGGGCAGTTGGCTCGGTTACAGTTACTGGCACAGCAAATGTTTCGGTCACTGGCGTATCAGCTAGTGGGGCAGTTGGATCGGTTACTGTTACTGGCACAGCAGTTGTTTCGGTCACTGGCGTATCAGCTAGTGGGGCAGTTGGATCGGTTACAATTTCGGCAGATGCGAATGTCTCACCTACCGGCGTTTCTGCGACAGGCGCAGTTGGCTCGGTTACAATTGCAGCATCCGCAATTGTTTCGCCTACTGGGATCAGTGCAACATCGGGTGTTGGCTCAGTTACAATTACAGCATCCGCGAATGTCTCGCCTACCGGCGTTTCTGCGACAGGCGCAGTCGGGACTGTTAGCTTTATTGGTAATGTCGTTGTTGAACCTTCTGGAGTTAGTGCTGAAGGTAAAACAAACAATGTTTTGGTCTGGGATAAAGTCATCCCTGGACAGAATGCAAAATGGCAAAACATTGATGAATCTCAAACACCTGGCTGGTCAAGTATTGATGACAGCCAAACACCAAATTGGAAAGAGGTAGCTTAAATGGCAACTTATGTAAATGACCTGCGATTGAAAGAAATCGCAACAGGCGATGAATCGGGAACGTGGGGAACTTCCACCAATACCAACCTTGAGTTGATCGGGGAAGCTTTAGGCTACGGAACGCAAGATTGCTTTGCATCAGACGCTAATGCGACCACAACGGTAGCTGATGGTGCGGCTGATCCAGCACGGGCGATGTACTTTAAGGTAACCTCTTCAGCCACCCTGAGCACGACAAGAACCCTAACGATTGCCCCTAATACTGTTAGTCGGGTGATGTTCATTGAAAATGCCACCACCGGATCTCAATCTATCGCCATCAGCCAAGGCTCTGGCGCAAATGTCACCATCCTCACGGGCAAGACAACCGTTGTTTATCTTGATGGTGCAGGTTCCGGGGCTGCTGTCGTTGACGCGCTGGCACTGGTTGATCCGGGCGTGACCGATACGCTGACAGAGGTTTTGGCGGCGGGTAATGCTACTGGCGCAACTGACATTGAAGTAACGGCTGCTCAGAAGGTTCAGTTCCGCGATGCCGCTATATACATAAACTCTAGTGCTGATGGACAGCTTGATATTGTCGCTGATACAGAGATTCAAATAGTTGCAACCACCATTGATGTCAATGGAGCTATCAATGCAAGCGGTGAGATCATCGCGGCTAGTTTAGACATCTCAGGCAACATTGATGTTGATGGCGTTACGAACCTTGATGTCGTTGATATTGATGGTGCCGTGAACATGGCGACCACTGCACTGGTCACAGGTGTTCTAACCACGACAGCTACACAAGTAGCAACGGGTGGTATCACCAGTGGTTCAGACATTATTAGTGATACAGACAGCACCGACAGCCTGGGGTCTACGGCGGTTAGATGGCTAAAGGGTTGGTTCGATACCTTGACCGCAGGAACACTGACGATTGGTTCAGGCAGTGTCACAGACAGCTCTGGTGCGATTAGTTTCGGTAATGAAAACCTTACTACTACAGGAACAGCCACAGCCGCTAGTTTAGCACTTGCTACAGGCGCGACTGTCACAGGGGTTGATAACGGCACCCTCGGTACA